CAAAGACGAACGTCGTCCATTAGAGAAAGTGCGCATTGCAAAGACACGAGTCTTTTCGGCAGGCCCTATGGTTTACACGTTGGTTTTTCGTAAATACTTTCTCGGCTTTGCTGCACATTGTGCCAAAAATAGAATTGACAATGAAATTTCTATTGGGACAAATGTCTATTCTGCGGATTGGACAAGGACTGCCGAAAGGCTGTGCAGCAAAGGTGACAAAGTGATTGCGGGAGATTTTTCCAACTTTGATGGGACTCTTGTATTGGAGATTCTTGCAGAAATTGTCGAAATTGTGAACAACTTTTATGATGATGGAGAAGAGAATGCTCAAATTCGGCGGATTTTATGGAAGGAGATTGTTAATTCGATTCATGTTTGTGAGGACAATGTTTACATGTGGACTCATTCACAACCTTCTGGATGTCCTGTCACCGCAATTCTCAATTCTCTCTACAATTCTATCTCCATGCGATACGTATGGCTCACTGTTGTTCCGAGTGAACTTCGCACGATGAAGGCTTTCAATGAGCACGTTGCTATGGTTTCGTATGGAGATGACAATTGCGTGAACATTTCAGATGCCGTTATTAATCACTTCAACCAAATCTCTATCGCTGATGGATACAAAAAGATAGGCATGACTTACACCGATGAGACTAAGTCTGGCGATATGGTTCCCTATCGCTCGATTGACGAGATTGGATACTTGAAGAGAAGTTTCAAGTGGAACGAAGAAGAACATCAATTCATTGCTCCACTTGATCTCTCAGTTGTGCTTGAAATGATTAATTGGGTGCGGGGAGATTTTGACCATGAAGAAAGAACAGTTGAAAATTTGGAAACATCCGCGTTTGAGCTTTCTCTTCATGGGCAGGAAATTTTTGAATATTGGGTTAGAAAATATCGACAAGCAACACACAATTTCCAAATTAGACCACTCTTTTTGACTTACGATGAGTATCGTCGCGTCGAAGCCAAAAAGTATGGTCGTTTGGCCGCTGCTTGCAACTAAATCCGAAGCTAGGGGCTTCCATTAATCGCCGCAAGGTGGAAGCAGCAAAGCCCGGTCTTCGGTCTTC